CCAAGATCCTTGAGTGCCCGACAGATTGCTGCTGCTGTGATTCCAGGGTTCTTCATTGCCTCTAAGAAATCGTTGTATGATTCCTCATCAAGAGCATTTTTAATTTTGTCTTGAGCTGGAACATTCTGTTTAGTTGATAGTACTTCTGTGAACTTGCTCATTGGCTTTCCCTCCGTTGGTAAGTGTCACCCGAGGGCCCAAGGAAGGGAAAAACCAAAGCCCCCGGAGTGACAAAAGAAACATTAACACACAGGTTGCGAAAGTTTGGGTAGGGGTGTATCGTGTTCGATCAACAACTGGCTAGTCGCATGTGTGTGCTTCCGTCGCAGGAGGTGGGCAGTAAACAGGGGAACCTGGGTAGTCAGCCATGTCGTGTGGCTGTGCGCTGTGAATTGTTTAGGGAGTCGGACTGTGGCAACCCGACGGGGGGCACTCAGATCTTTCTGTTGTGATCCTCGATGTGCTTGTCCAACTTGCCTTCCGTACGAATCACGGACTTGTGCATGTACTTGAGCATCCCCATAACCACGTCGTGATCACGGGCGTTTTCTTTGCGGAACTTCTGCACAAGCACAGTTAGCAAACTAAAAGCACCAGTAACAGCAGCAGCAAGTACGATAGCGAGGCCACCATCCACAAGGTTATGCCTTCGCCTCAAAGTCAAGGACAGCCTGTGAAGGTGTGCTATCTACCCAGCGGATATGCCATGGTTCTTCAGGAACAACTTCCCAAGAGAATCCAAATGCAGCAATGTTGAGCTTCATCCACTCAAGTATCTTGCCATTAGCGTTAGCAATGTCGACAGCAATGCCAAGCATATGACGCGAGCATTTCTTCGGATCATCTTCAGGAGCTGCAAGAGGTGCATTACCTGGCTTGAGAAACCACTTCTTACCCTTGTATGTGCGTGTCTTTCCAGTACCAGTATCGGTCTCGCTGTAGCGTTGGAGGAATCCTTTGAGCTGCTGGTCGATACTGCGGAATGTGTCACCGGATGAAGTGGGTTTGATAACCACCCCATCTGCCTTTGCCTTTGCGACCATTGCCTCGAATGCACGAGCAGCACAATGGTGCATCTGTCCACCTGTGGATAACTTGCGCAGCATGGCTGGAGTTATCTCGCTTGGCTTCTTTCCTTTGATGTGCTCGCAGTACTTGATCGGTACGATCGGCAGCGACATTACTCAGCTGCTGCTTCAGGCTTTGACTTAACTGCACCAGTGAACGCAAGTTCAATCTCTTCTTTGGTGAGTGAGCCATCGACGCTGAAGCGAAGAAGCTTTTCAACTACTTGTGCACATGCCATAATACCGGCAAGTGCTGCAGACTTCCAGAGGTCAACACCAATCAAGGCACCACCGGCAACAGCTGCCAATGCGGATGAACCGAACAATGCGAAGATACGGAAGATGATGTTTTGAAGCTTTGCCATGGTTAGTCTTTCTTGCTGAGTGTTAATACCGAATGCAATATCAATGTTACACCAGTAATCCATAGGGCCTGCCGTAAAGTGGGGCCAGACAGGGTGATCAAGACCATGCCGGTGCCAGCGTAAGTCCAAGAGTTATCAGCTAGGTGGTCAAAGATCTTTCTCATTAACGTCTAATTCTAGTACCTGCCGCCGCGAGGGTTATCCCCGCCGTGACAGCAATCAGGGTGCGTCGTTCTCCCACCGGGATATTGGATCCAACAGGGGTGTAATCGTCAAGCCCCTCGCCAAAGATGTTGATGGTGTCCTCGAACTCTTCGCGGATCTCGGTAGGTGCAGACTCGATAGTTTCAATCAACTGCTCAGTCTGTGCATCGGTCAGCTCGCCCACATCAAGGGCTTCAAAGATCTGCTCAGCTTCTTGCGCGCTAACAACAGCAAGCACCTCGGGAGATGTAGCAAGCGCAGCTGCCTGCTCCTGTGTTGGCTCTTCGGCAAGGATCTCCTCAATCACCTGGGATACCTGATCTGGACTCAAATCAGCAAGAGCCTCTACAAGCTCCTCTGTGGTCGTGGCCTCCTCAAGTATCGATGTGACTTCTTCCTCGCTTAAGGGAGCATCTGGGAGTGTCTCAGGGGTTGTGTCAACCACCTCTGGCTCGGTAGTCTCAGGGTATGTTTCTGGAACTAGCTCAGTTGTCGTGGTTGTTTCTTCGAGAGGCGTCTCCTCTTGGATGGGCTCCTCTACTACTGTCGTTGTGGTGCCTGTCTCGGTTATCTCAGGCTCTTCAGGAACGTAAGGCTCAGTCGGTTCTGGCTCGTATATTTGAGGGGGTTCAGTAGATGTTGACGGCTCTGGCGGTAGTGTCGTGGTCGGCACTAATACTGACGATGTTGTTTGCGGTACGGAAGAAGTCGTAGTTGAACTAGTCGTAGTAGAACTAGTCGTAGTAGTAGACGTAGTCGAAGAACTAGTTGAGGTAACCGGTAAAACTGTTGTACTTGTCGTACTTGTCGTTGTAGTACTTGTCGTCGACGATGTTGTACTCGTCGTACTTGTAGTCGTCGATGTAGAAGTAGACGTTGTTGTAGTTTCTGGAACTGTCGTAGTAGTCGGGTTGGTGGCAGGGACAGTCGTTGGCGGAACAGTAGTAGTACTTGTCGTCGTTGACGTCGTGGATGAGGTTATAGATGCCCATAAAGATAGGTTAGCAATAGTTAGGTGACCCGGGGCACAACAGGTGTCAATTGAATACTGCCGGAACGCGAACACATCGCCCTCTTGGACCGGTACAGACAGCTCACCTGTTGCATTGTTCTGTTGTGTAATCAAGGTGTATACGTCGTTGATGCCGTACTGTGGAGGGTCGTACACCCAACCATCAGTTGTCTGGTACGACCACTCAAAATCTATTGTGTCCACATCGGCCGGGATTGTGGTCTCAATCTTTACCCAGTGGGCAGCACCCGAACATCCGCCTTGGTCTGGGCCATGCAAGATGATTGTGTCGTCAATTACTTCTACCGAACCCGACGTTGGGCAGGACTGGCTGTACGTCCATTCACCTAGCGTGTCGGCTTTAGCTGGCTTTGCAAATAAAGCAAAGACAATCGCTGGGATGATTATTAGCCAACGACTGTTAATCATATTTTTTAGGAACCCAATACCTCTGGGAATACCCGCCGATTAGCTTGCTAAATATCTTGTGCATCCTAACCAGATTAGTCTTTTCATTTAATTTTATTCTTTCGCTTTTCCAGTTCTCTCTTCTGAAAGGTATTATCTGCAGTATCGGTGTTCCTGCCGGTATCAATCCAGTAAAGCCTTTTTTAATAAAGAACGGAACACTTCCTGTTCCAGCGAACAAACCAGTATCTGTATCAATAACCCCAGCGGTAGTAATAAAAGGAGATTCGGTATCATTCAATGGTTGTTGAATCAAACATGAATAACCCTTTGGGGTAATTGGCGCATAATACAGCTGCCAAGCAAATTCATTTTCGTGGCAACCAATTGGGGTGGGCACACTCTTCCTGTTAGCCACGATAAAAGGATTGGGCTGACAGGAATATACCCATTCAATTTCATCACCAACCTCTGTGATGTAAATATCGGTCCAAGTTTTGTATATGTAACCAGCAGTCATTGCATCCCTAAATGGGACGCATGCTTTAACCGTTAAATCAAGCCTTCCATTGAACACTTTTCTGGGAAGGTTAATAGAACGTAATTTTTTGTACCAAGACGGGATTGACTTTGTCGCCGAGTGTGGTACTTCTACAACATCCCAAGCGTCATTGTTTGTTGATTCAAATGTGATTAACTTTTCTTTTCGAAAGAAACCCAAGAAGTTGTTGCTTCGTCCCATGCGTACAGTTTTCCTTCTTCAATAGGTGGATGCGGGACTGGTGGTTGCCAGTCAAAATTTTCGTCTAGAGACCATGAAGCATACGGTTTTTCAAATATAAAAACATCATTTTCTCTAAGATATTGCATCCCTACGGAACCATACTGTTTGCGTATTTCAGGTGAAGTTTGCAGCCATTCGCCATCAAGACCTAAAGACGCAATAAATGTTTGACCTGCTTGTTCCGATTCAGGAAACACTCCTCCAGCACAATCACTGTCATCAATAACAATCACATTTGTAATAATGTTGTTTTCAATTTTTGCAAAGTTAGCCATAGTTATACCAATGTAATTGTGAAAGTGGATGAGCCCGTATAAGTGTGAATCGTGTATGAACCATTAGTAGATTTTGAACCACCTGTTACGGACATTCCAGCTGCAGCAGATGTTAGATACGAAACATAAACCAAGCCTTGAACACCTGCTCCACCAGCACCTACGGCGTATGCACCGCCGCCGCCTCCTGCACCATATTGTGAACCGCCTGCGCCGTTGCCGTTGACATTAGCACCACCGTTACCACCACCACCAGCACCGCCTGCACCACCAGTTCCAGAACCACCACCGCCAGCGCCACCAAATGTTATTGGGCCCACAGCCCAAATTGAGCAAGATGTTCCGCTACCGCCAGCAGCGCCTTGTGCGCCGCCGTCACCAGATTTACCGCCCGTTCCACCGTTGAAGGTAGTTCCACTTCCACCACCGCCACCATTGCCGCCGACATTTCCAAATGCGTTAGCACCAGTACCGCCACCGTTACCAACAACAGTTGAACCAGAGAAATATGAAACTGATTGACCTGATACGCCACCAACAGTAATTGTGTATGAACCAGCACCCTGAGCGGCAGGTTGGACTTGACCCATACCGCCACCACCGCCGCCTCCTCCACCGCCGCCAGCACCTACGCCAGAACCACCGTTACCACCTCCGCCAACAACAAGTGTTTGAACGGTAAGAGTTGAAGCAAGTGTTGTGAAAGCAACACCAGCCGACTGTGAACCAACGCCATAAGCATTCTTGGGTCGCATATAAACCGTATACCCAGTAGATGCTGTCAGACCAGTTAAGTTCTTAGGGCTTGACGAAACACCAGCATCAACCCAACTAGACAAATAATAATCGTAACCAGTTATCGCACCACCACCAGCAGTAGTTGTGAAGTTCACCGTTGCTGTAGTTCTTGAAATGTTACTTACAGAAGTAATAGTGGTTGTGCCAGTAGGGATTCCAGCGGTTGTAAACGAAACACCAGTAGACCCGGGTCCAGAACCAATGCCGTTAACCGCACGCAAGTAAATGGTGTATGCCGTGTTTTGGGTTAGCCCGCTAACAGTAACTGGGCTTACGGCATCTGCTGGGCTTAAAGCGGTCCAAGATGAGTTGTTAAACGAGTACTCGTAGTTAGTGATCGGAAGTCCACCATCATTGGTTGGTGCAGTAAACGAGATAGCTACGTTTGTATTGGTTGGTATAGCACTTAAAGAAGTTGGCGCATTAACAGGTGCGGTTGGGTAGAAGTTAGAAATGCCAAGTATTTGCATAACTACGCTGCTGTGTTACCGACAAGAACCCATTCATCTGTCCCTATCTTAACTAGAGTTGCTGCAGCATACTGACCAAACAATTTCAACTTGCTTCCGTTGCTTCGCAAGGTAACCCCAGCGCCAGCAATAGTCACCTGGCCAGCACCCAGTTGAACCAGGTTCACCTGTGTTCCAACAGGGAATGGAACGGCAGCATTGGTTGGGACGGTAACCGTGATTGCGCTGGCATTACTGCAGGTTACAAACTTTCCTGAGTCAGTTGCAACAAGCGTGTATGTTGTTCCGGTCTGAGCGTTTAGTGTTAGGTCGGATGGGTACTCCCAGTCAAGACCATTTGTCTGTGATGAGTCAGCTGTAAGAACCCTACGGTCAAGACCAACTGGAAAGCGATTAAGCGCTGAACCATCTGTAGCCAGGATGTCACCCTTTGTAGTAAGAACTGAAGCAACCCTGTTTGCTTGGTCAGCGTCTACAGCTGTAAACACTGGGTAGCAAGTAGCACCAGCAGAGTGGGATACAGCGGTTGTTCCGTCTACTCCTCGGGTGATTGAAGACAGCGATCCAGTAGAACGCGCAGCTACAAGAACTTTCTCTTCGCTTGATAGGCCCGGATCAATAACCATGTAAAACGGTCCGCCAGCAGTATCCGGCCATGCACTAACTGTTCCGGTGAGTGAAGCTGTTGTGTCACCAGACGTGATTGTAGACGTAAGGGTGCAAGCAGCTGATGCTCCCGAATACGATCTCCTAGTTGCGTATGGCATTTACTCTCCTAATCTTGTACTGATCTCATTGTAACAATACAGGTTCCTTCAAGGTCCCAGTTTTGGTAGTAGCCGTCAACAATCTGGAATTCCAGGTCCTCGACAACCACAGCAAATGTTTCAGTATTTTCTTGATAGTTTACCACTACCGGATTTGTCACCAAAGCGCGAAGAGCCTGCAGCTCAACCTCTACGTCAAAGTAGTGCTCTGATCCGTGGTTGTCCAGGATTTTGTGGTGCATGAGAATTGGCACACGAAACACCTGGCTGCGGGCAGGGGATGCATAAGCGCGGGCCATCCAGCGGGTTACCGTTGGTCCAGTAGTAGCCGTCTGGCGTGCTAGTGCAAGCTTGAACTTGGCTTCAATAAACTTTTCTTGTGGTCCGGTAGAAACTTTTTCGGTAGAATTTTGCTGAGAGTGGGCAGCCATAGCCGTGTATGCAGAAGAGTCACTTGATATAGACGGGGTTACCGTGCCCTCAAGTGGGGTGGTCCTGATATCAAATTTAGCTACAAATTTACGGTCAGGGATACCCCATCGGTATGTGCCTGTTACTATCTCGCCAGTCTCAACAAGGTTGGCTGTGTCTTCTACATACACGCCATCACCAGATACGGAGAAGATCCGCTTGTTGTCATACGTAATTACATTATTGACATTCGCGGTGGAGGTAAGCATAAGGTCTGTTGCATATGCCGGGGTGTTAGCTAGGGTGAACGAAGACAGGTCAATGCGCCCAAGGCCGGTTGATACGCCGTCATAGTTGGACCAGTTGAACCACACATACTTGTCGTCAGCCGTGAACGCTGTAACTCCGCTAGAAACAGGGATTAATGCACCCGAGTTTAGGTTGGATTCAGCATCAGATGTTGCGTAACGCACACCCTTACTTGTTCCAATAAAGATTCCACCAAGGTATCCGTAAACAGTATTTGGTATCTCCCCTGTTGGGAACTCAAGTGCCACGACCGGGGTATCGAGAACACCAGTACTTGCAATGGTTATCTTGTAGATAGCACCACGATCACCGCTATGTCCAGCCACATAGATTGCATTCTGTCCGGCAGCAAAGCTTGTCCAGTTCCAGGTTGACAACGGATGTTCGTAGTCATCGCCTCCGATGTTCCCTGATGGGCTGTAGTAAAGATCCTTTGCGTTACCTGATGCGGAGTTTCCTGACACCATGACATATCCCTTTACGAAATCGACATAGTAAAGCTCGTGACCATACGCAACGTTTGATGCAACCTGTGCGTCATTAATCTTCCATAGTCCATAAGCATTCGTAAGACCTGCGTAGGTTAGATAGATGTTGCTTCCATCTGAAGCCATGTCGCGAGGGGTCAATGCAGGTAATCCAGTTACCGACGTCCATGTTGGGGAAGCAGCAAATGGGTCAGATGAATACTTAATAGTGGCACCATCGGATACGTACACCTTGCCGTCGGCTACATGTAAACCAAGGTTGGTGTTACCGGAGCTGAGTGATTCTTTAACTTTATTAAGAAGCTTAAGCTGGCCTTTGGTCCACGGGTTGATACCCTTGCTGGAATAAAACCTGTAGTCCTGTGCCTCCGCTGTATCTGCATACAGCTGTCCTGCACCCAAATGCCAAGAGGTTTCACCACGACGCCACAATCCCTGTGGGTTGATAGCAGCTTCACCAGGACTGGTCGACTGGTCAACAGAGTCGCGCACGCGCGCCTCAAACCCACGCATAAACTGATTTGACTTCTGATCAATCAAGTATGGTCGGCCGTCAATCGCTACTGGGAAGATGTCTGGGACCAAGTTATTTAGTGACTTTCCTGTGAAGAATGGGTGAGTGTTTACAAATGGTTCTGTAAACGTAAGCAGGCCAACCACGGCTTACTCCCGTGTTAGGAACGTTGGGTATGCCCTGGCTAGTCGTGCTGCCTCCGCTGTAATTCGGTCTTTGCGAAGCTGCTTCATGTTGGAGATAGAAGCGGTGACAGCTCCAGGCCCTACTTCCTCTGCGCGGCGGGTATCACCTTGTGACTCAGTAAAGTTGCGCTTAATCTCGCGCGGTGCCATCAAACGAATTTGAGTGCCAATAGTGACAATGTCAGTGATTGATTCCTGGACACCACATGTTGTGTTGATGTCGGTAGATTCGCTGGTTGTGCCACTATATGCAGACTTGTACACAATGCGCAGTCTGCCTGGGTACACGTTCTGGTCGAACTTAATAGCGAAACCAGAAGCAAAGTCGTCAGTAGGAAGATCGCGAACAAGTTTAACCTTTCGTGCGACTGGGTAGTCGTCGTTCAGGTAACGCACAGAAACACCAAGAAGGTCAATCATGCTGGTTACACCAGTGAGGTTGATCATTCTATCTGTTCCGTTGTAGGTGTAGTCAAGTGTTTTCACCTGGAACAAGCCGTGCATTGGGGATGACAGATCCATCAGCTCATCGTTGATAGCCTCAAGAACCTGAGCACGCGGGAATCGCGGACTAGCCGTGACTATGGCTCCAGCCGTGTGAGCGGCTGCTGTGGTGCCATTGTGCCCACGCTCGACAACAATGGTTTTATTTGTTGCATCAGCTTCCCAGACGTAGAACATCTCTGATTCAATTTCAAATACCTGACCAGCACGAAGAGACTCAAGTGCGTACGTCATTGTGACGGTAGTCGCAGATGAGTTGATAGTCGAAGCAAGCTTGTTGCGTGCCTCCACTGTTCCCGATAGTAGCTGGCGCAACGTCCTGTCGATGACGGTTGCAGTAGTTGTCATTTACTTCTTTTTCTTGTCCTTCATCTTGGACTTGTCCATCTTCATTTTTTTTCCGGTTTTCTTGGCTTCAGCATTAGCCATTGCCATGCCCTTTGCGCCGTAACCGAACTTCTTTTTTCCTACCTGTGGCATGATCACTCCTTGTTAGTTGTTATGAAATCTTACCATTTGACTTTGTCTGCCCAATAAGCTGCGGACATCTTGCCCTTTGCAATGTTCTTTGCGTGACGGGCCTTGAAAGCCTTGTTCCTTGCTGACCCATCAGGAGAACCCTGAACACCCTGCTGACCAAAGCGGATCAGTTTTACCTTGCTTCCGGATTTAGCAAGCACGGCATGTGACTTCTTCGCTCCAGGAGTTTTCTTTGGTTTGTTATACCCGGAGAACTTCTCTCCTCTGTATTCGATTGCCATTAGTTTCCTCTTGCTTGTTTGCCAGCCCTCTTAGCGGCCGGAGTGTTTGGTACGAACTGCTTGCCAGCCTTTGAACCAGCTTGCTTCTTCTTATTTGTTGCAGCCTTCTCAGCAGGAGACAACTTGTCCCATGCTTTCTTTGGCAAGTATCTGGTTGTTCCGCCTGGTCTGTCAGCTGGCTTCTTGTCAGATGTCTGCCACTTTTCTTTTGTCCACTTGGACAGACTCTTTTGCTTTTCTGTTTTCGTCCCGGAGTATCCGCCGCCAGCTTTCTCATATTCTTGCGCGAGTATCTGAGCTTTCCTGGCTGACCATTGTCCGGGCTTTCCGCCCTTTGATCCGGCCATAACTCTGTTCTTGATTCGCTCCCGAAGTTCAGGTTTTGTGTAAGCCATCAGATACCGATACCGGTTTCAACTTGCCACTTATGCTCAGCTTTTTTCTCAACCGCAGCAGCACCATCAATACTCTTTGGCTGCAAACCTTCTTTGCGTAAACGCTTGTAGGCTGGCATATCTTTCTGCCAGTTACGTTCAGTCCTGTTGATGCTTTCTACATTCTGCCCACGAGTTGTGGTTGTGTTCATTCCCATTCGAATACCGGAAACACGGCAAGCAAAGCAACCCTCAACATCTAGGGACGGGTGTGTCTGTTGGTGAATCACGATATGAAAGCTCCGTATCCAGCTGCAGTTAGCTCTGCTACTTCTTCGTCATCAAGGAATATGTTGTGTCCACCAAGGTATGCTCTCGTTGATCTCCCATATCCAGGATCATTAATTGTATACGAGCCATCTGACAAGCGATACAAGTTCTCTGCGCGCACACCTGGTGGCATGTGAGCAAACAATCTGTCTGACATCCTGTCTCCGAACAGTTCAGCAAATGCGTAATTGGTTGTGTTCGGAACACGGAAGATGCGCGACTTAATCCATTCTGCGTTACCGCTTGTTGCTCCCACTCCGGAACCATTAGCAGTTCTTGGGAGTAGCTCAATGGATACAGATGAAGCAGTTCCTACGCCAGAAGCAGTAGCGGTTCTAATTGTACGAACTAGTCGTATGGCAACAGCTGAGCCAACTCCGGATCCAGTTGCCGACCTAAGATTCTTTACAAGCCTTGTAGCGGTTGCTGCTCCAGTTCCTGTACCGGTAGCTGCGCGCAGTCGTTCACGCCTGAATGCTGCAGAAGATGTTCCGGCACCAGACCCAGAAGCCTCTCGAATAACAAACAAGAATGGGTCGGCTTCACTGGATGATGTTCCGGATCCAGTTGCGGACCTAAAGAGTATTTCAAGATCCGTGCTTGTTGATGCCCCGGCAGATCCGGATCCAGTTGCAGAACGAACAACAACATGTATTGAGGTTGCTGATTGAGATCCTACTCCACTTCCAGAGGCTGTTCTCAGATAGTAGGCAGGTCCAAGGTAGAAGCGTCCACCGTTAAGGAATGGGAATGAGAAGTCTGTTACAGCACCAAGCCTTAACTGCGTTGGGCCAGAGATTACGGCAACTTGTGCACCTATTGCGGATCCAGTAGCTGTTCTTCCAACAATTCGTACACCAATAGCAACAGCAGATCCAGCACCAGATCCAGTTCCTTGTTTTGCTTTAGTTGCAAACGAAACTGATGTTGCTGATCCAACACCAGATCCACTAGCAATTAACTGCCAGATTGGTGCGCCAAAGTAAAGACCAGTTGCTGGTCTATATGCAGATGAAAAATCTGTGAGCGTGCTCTGAAAAGCAGCCATAGGGGATTCCCCTACCTACTAGTCGAGAGACAGCGTAAGTGATGTGATCTGGAAAGTGTCACCAGCGGTCACAGCAGCAGATGCAGACAGTGCACCATTCCACAATGGGTTGCCCGATGTTGATGCATCCCACATCGACCAGTGTGTGTAGGTCTCGGTTGTTGAAACGTTCGTCCACTCAACAGTTGCGCTTGTTGCAATTGCGCCAGATGATGCGGTAGCCCAAGCTGTGATCTTGCGTGTAGTTTCTGTTGCTGCGTTTGATGTGCAGTCTTCACCTGGGTCACCAGTGTGCAATTTTAAGTACACATTCGATGGCATGGTAAATGAAGTTTTGCCTGTGACATGCTCAAGCAACTTAAGTTCTGCGTAGTTTGAAATTGACATATGACTCCTAGTTCTTAATTAGTATAGCAAAGCCCCCCCGCGTACTAGGCGGAGGGGCTTGCTGCTTACAGCTATGTAGTTAGCTACTTAGCTTGCGTTTACACCGATTGACGATGCTGACTCAATACGACGCAATGAAGCTTCGCGGAAGCGGCCGTAGCCACCGAGCCAGTACCAACCAATTGGCATCAAGCGCATGAGCAAGTCGGTCACGTTGCCGCGAACAACCTTTGGCATTGCGCCGTTTCCATCCTGTGTGCTGAACGCCTTAGCAAGAGCCTGACGACCCATGATAAGAGTTGCATACGAGTCACCCGTACCAGTTGCTCCAGCGCCGTTGAAAGCGTTTTCGAAGATTGGTGCGCGTGGGGTCTCAATGAATCGTACTGATTCGAAGAGGCCGATTTCGCCGTTGTAGATCCCGGTTGGGTCAACGTAGTTAGCTGGCGTACGCCATGCTGATGCGTCGGTTGCCGAACGGAAGTCGTACGAAACGTCTGGGTGGATGAAGCCGATGTACGAACCATTGAAGGTTGGAACGTTGGCCTTACGCAATGCAGCTACCTGCTTGCGAATGTCGTTTGCTACCAGCAAGTCGTCAACAGCCATGCCAACGCGTGATGAAGGAGCCGAAGCACCACCAGTTGCGTAAGCTACGTTGTCGCCTGCAGCAAGAACTGCTGACACAACTTTGTCCAGTGAGTCACCGGCGTTGTAGCCGATTACGTTTGCTGCTGCAGCGTCTACGTCCAAGAACGCGGTGCCACGGAGCTTAGCTGTGGTTACA